CTGAGTACTTCCATTCTATGCAGGCGATCGTTCCAACGGGTCCGAGAGGACCTCGCCAGAGCGCCACCAGTATAGGAGGCCAAACCAGCGCTACCAGAGGAATGGCCAACAACATGCAACATGCTACGACGAATCCGCCGTGGCATTGTGCGATGTAGTTCCCGTTCGATGACTCTTGCGGCATTCCAATAACCCTTGTAATAAAGGTTGTTAGAAAGCTCTAAAAGAGACATCCACCCCTCTGGCGTACGGCCGTCCATCCGCTTCGGCTTAACAGGTGTTACATCGTAACCCTGAAAGCAATCGAGACCACAAGACTCACGGAAGTGAGAATGAGCAAAGCTCTTTTTCACGTTCACCTTGAGTTGAAGTAGCTCGAGCAGGCGAATGAGCGAGACATACCCGATCCGTGGGATGACAATATCATCACCATAGATCCGGACCTTGCCCCTAGCCAGTTCCATCTTCTCATCCAAGTCTCTACCTGGTAAACAGGCAAGAACGCAGATAAAGAAGACAAGAGTCTGTATAGGGAAGGTGACTGCCGTACCTTGGCTCGCAAACTTTCTCAACTTGAGATAGTTTGGCTCGTTGGGCAAAACCTTCGAGACCAACCAGCGAGTTCGTGAGGAATGAAGAGCAGATAGTAACGAAGGATTCCTTCGGAATATCCGTTCTATTGTCCAACACGAAAGTCGATCACTAGCCGACGACAAGTCGACGGTTACAAGTGATCTATCCAAGGACGATGAACGTACCAGCTCGTGAGAACGAGATTGATCATTAAAAGTGATGAAGTCACTCCCAATGTTCTTTCTAATTTCACGTTCCAGATAGCTTTTGGTAAGCTGTTGACACCATTGGTGTGCAATCGGCTCCGCGGCTATCAGGCGAGGCCCCTTAGCTGTCTTTGGAACAGCATGGAGCTCGGCAGGAGGTTCATGAATTGCCGGCCGAACAGGATCCGCGTGAATAGGACTAAGTCCTACTCCCGCGTACTTGTAAGGGAAGCAAGTCTGCAGTTTTCGCGGCCAATTGGGGAACAGGAACTTATCAATTGTTCCTCTTCTCCCTTTCGCATCCGCGACAGCACCAGGTCCATGTCTGAAGCCGGTAGCTCCAAGCCCTTGTACGGCCTGTCGGACTGAATAGTCCGTGGGGTCGTAAGGTTTGAAGCGATCGACCAAGTCATCAGCAACTTGCTGAAGACTTCTGAGGAGTCTGGCGTCTCTGACTTCGATGCTGTCTTCATACTGAAGAAGCATAGGGCCAGAATAGCGAGTAGCAATAGCGTCACAAAAGTGAACGTCATCGCTACCAGACGCAGAGAATAGCTCGTCGTACTCCCACCCGAGGGTAGGTCTACGTAAACTGTTCTCAATGCTGTAGTACTCATCCAATGTCTCCTTGAGACGTTGACGTGAGCACGACACTTCTATCTTCTTACCTATACAGGAAACCTGTCGTAGGAAAGCGATAGCAGTTGCATCAGGCTCCTGACGCAGACATGCGTTAGGTTCAAACACGCGCAACCAAAGCCCACGAAGAAATCGTGGCACTTGGATCCGTTCCGAAACCACTCTTGCGAGTGGTCCGGTCGGGCAAAGGCGCCCAGTCTCAATGCCTTCCAAGAGGATCGCATCAAGATTAGGAAGGTCTAGAGTAAAGAACCCTAGACCACGCGTTTGAACGCAAAGGGAGAGTCGTTCGATATCTCGAACAATCCCCCTGTACGCAGGGTAAGCCAGTTGGATATCCTTAAGGATGCCAACTACCGTGTCGTGTAATAATCGGACTTGGCTTTTCATATTGTTCTCCAAAGGACAATATTCCAAGCTGATCCAACCATGTCACGTCGCCGTAAAGGCGAAAGCCGATCTTTTAGATCAGCTCTCCCAATTCTGCAACTTGGTAATGTTTGCACTCGAGAAGAATGCAGCAAAACCGGCTACAAACTGATTCACAGTGGCAATCACGTCATCGACATGACAGTCGAAAACAATGTATGCCTTGCGAACATATTGCGGCGTTGTAGAAGTGGCGTACACCGTATGCACCAATTCGACATTGTGGCGGTCGATTTTCCGCCCCGAGGTCTTATCGGTGAATGACGAGTGACGAACGCGAAGTGCATAGTCTCCAGTTCCTTCACGCAGGAGGTATTCCGAAGAATACTTGTCCTGATTGATGCGAATCAGATTCTTTGCAACAGCGTTGATAGTGATAGTGGTAGGATCAGAGAACATTACACGATTCCCGCTCAATTAACGTTTTCCGCCCCAACGGCTGAGAACGCCAATTGAAGCGAGGATGGAAAACTGCGAATCCGTAAGGATAGGCAGTTTGGCTACAGGAAAGTTACCCACAACCGGAAAGCGCTCTTTTGTTTCATGGTTAAAGACACCTTCGGAGAGAGTATATTTATCTCCCCAAAACTTCTTTTGACCATGATGAGCTTGACGACGCATGTGCACCATTATCTGGGGCGTTGAATGAGTCATAGGAATATTATTCCTTACACTCTTCAAATACGTGCCAATATTTGTGCACCAGTCCACGAGCCAAGACCATGGCATTAGTTCCCAAGAGGTACTAAAGCTAAGTCCATTTAGGCCGTGGATAGCACGCAAAGCTAACCGGTTCATCTCTTCAGCCGTATCAGGTAAATCACCATCGGGGTACCAAACAATGTATCCCCAGATGTTGAGAAGGTAGCCCTGCCAGATGTCCACATCAAGATCATTATCATGATGTGTATTCTGTCGAGCGCCTTTATACAAGGTACGTTTGAAGGAGCGATACCCATCTTTCTTGAGCTTATTCAGAGTGGTGACCCTTCGGTCAAATGCACTCTGAAATTGAACAAGAGAGACCAGATCCCTAAAGAAGGGAGCCCAACCAAATTGTACTCCAAGGTTACCCGCCGCTAACAGCTTCGTAAAGTTTCCTTTACGAGCCGCTGCTATCAACGCGTTGCCTTCTCGTTGCAATAGTTTGGGAATTTCTGGTAACTCGCCAATAAACGCTGGTAAATCCACATCAGGCGTATTCGGATTAGTATCCGCGATAAGCTTGGTGGCCATCGATTGGACAGATGGAGCATCGAATGGAGCAAGGATGTTCGGATATCTTCTAGATTTCCGAGCGGAAGATGGATCGTTACGGTAAGTATACTCACCGTACTCATCCGGTCCTCCGTTTACTACGCTTCCAGACGCCCACCACTTTTCGGCCTTAAAGAACTGGCCTCCAGGTGGATATGGACCGTCTGACTGCATAGCTTCAGAGCGTAAGACTGCCTCAGTTGGCACGGCGGGCTGGTTAGCCCATCGTTTGAAAGTCCCATATTCCATGGACTCTCGTACCTTGTTGACAGTCATAGCAAAGAAGTCCTTGTTCCACTGGGTAACGGATTGTGAGGGAAGCGAATCGAGTCGACTCGCGAGAGGGGCAT